ACCGTAGAGGAGCGGAAGATGGCGCGTAAGCTCACATCAAAGCAGGAAGCTTATAAGAACAACCGGATTGCCGGGATGGGCGTGAGTGAGTCCTATCGAGCTGCGTATGACTGCACCGTGATGAGCGTGAAATCTGTGAGCGCTGCGGCAGGTAAGTTAGAGAAAGACGATAGAATTGCAATGGCAATCAAAGAAGCTCGTGAGAAAGCAGAAGGAAGCGCCGTTATGAGCCGTGAGGAGGCGTTAGAGAAGCTTTCATTGTCAGCAAGGGTATCTATCACCGACGTAGCTGACTTCAAGCTTACGCAGGTAGGAAAGGACGCAGACGGCAACCCTGTTCATCAAACAACGTGGGTAATCAAGAACAGCGAAGACATTGCTCCAGAGGTTGCCGCCTGCATCAAGTCGATCACCATCACGCAGACCGGGCCAAAGCTTGAGTTGCATGATCAAAACTCAGCGATCAAGCAGCTTGCTGACATGCAAGGATGGAACGCTCCAAAGAAGACAGACCAGACCATCAGTGGAAAGCTCGATTACAGTGACGTATCGGAGCAGGAACTAGACAACAAGCTTAAGGCGTTATTGGATGCAACTGGCAGCGCTAAATAAACCACAAAAGATTGAAGCGATAGCCTTGCTTGAGGCTAAGCTTGAGAGACAGAAGGCAGTGCTTTATAAGACTGTCTTTTCTACGTTCTATCCATGGCAAAAACAATTCGTTAAAGAGACGAAAGACCATTTCGAGTGCTGCCTTTGTGCTGGCAACCAGATCGGCAAGACTTACACCGGCACCGACATGGACGCCATTCATCTTCTGGGCGACTACCCTGATGACTGGGACGGCCACCGGTTCGACTTCCCTCCGCACTGCTGGGCGCTTGGCTTCTCCATTGAGAAAACCAGAGATCTGCTGCAGACCGCAATATTCGGAGCGTTCGCAGGTGGTGAGTTCCAGGGAGGCCTAGTTCCAAAAGACAAGATCGTTAGCTGGGAGAGCGCAGCCGGCACCCCTAACGCAATGCGGACTGTCCGGGTAGAGCATGAGCGCGGCATATCAAGCATTCAGTTCTGGTCATATTCACAGGGCCAGCACGCTATCATGGGTGACGTTGTTGACTGGTTCCATATTGACGAAGAGCCAAAGGATCAAACCATCCGGCCCCAGGTGTTGACCCGAACAGTTAACGGCGACAAAGGGCGAGGCGGCAGGGGCATTTACACCTTCACGCCAGAGAACGGGCGAACTGATCTCGTTATCCAGTTCATGGACACCCCGTCAAGCGCGCAGTTCTTCATGCAAAAGGGCTGGGACGACGCGCCACACATCACTCCAGAGAAAGCCGAACGAATGCTGATGCAGTTTCCAGAGCATCAGAGGGATATGCGCACCAAAGGAACACCAATGCTTGGTCATGGTCGGATCTACGACCTGGCTGACAGCTTCATCTCGTGCGAGCCGTTTGATATACCTGGTCACTGGTTTGTTATAGGCGGGATGGACTTTGGATGGGACCACCCCCAGTCGCATATTAAACTGGTGGAGAACAGGGACACCGGAGATATCTACATAACCCATGGGTACAAGGCTTCTAAGGTGTCCGCAAACGACGCGTGGGGGGCGGTAAAGCAGTGGGCGGCAAACATACCCATGGCATGGCCACACGACGGGCTGCAGCATGAGAAAGGTAGGGACGACTCCAGGCAGCAGAAAGACCATTACGCATTAGCCGGCTTTAAGATGCTGCCCGAGATGGCCACATGGCAGACGGGCGGCAACTCGGTAGAGAACGGAATCTACGAGATAGGCGACCTAATGCGGAAGGGTAAGTTTAAGGTGTTCACCGGACTCATAGAAGTGATGGACGAGATACGCCAATACCACAGAAACGAGAAGGGGCATATAGTCAAAGTTCGTGATGACTTGCTGGATGCGATAAGATACGCATACATGATGCGCCGCTATGCTGTACAGATAGGTAGTGTAGGACAGGCCAAGAAAGTGAATATGCCCAAACCAAACAGACCGATGAGGCTCCGATAATGTCGCTGGATCTAGATCAAATCAAAAAGATGGTAGACAAGGGGTATCAGTCTGGGCAGACAGGCCGGCAGCAAGCCTCTGATGATTTGGTTTTTGCCCGGGTAACTCAGTGGGACGACAACCTGCTAGAGGATACCAACCTGGCATTCCGGGGCGAGTTCAACATCCTGAAGAAAGCGCACCGCCAGATCATGGGCGACCTGGCCGCCAACCCGGTGCAAGTTGATTTTGAGCCCAAGGACGAAAACAGGGACGACGGCGCCGATCTGCTTGACGGCATGTATCGGGCTGATGACCGTCTGAACACTTCACAGGAGGCCTACACATACGCCAGTGCAGACGCTGTTGATGGTGGGTTCGGAGCCTGGGAGTTGTTTACAGAATATTCATCAAGCCGAATGGGTGATCTCAACCAAGTAATCCGCCGTAAGTTTATACCAGAGGCTGTCAACTGCGTGTTCTGGGACCCTAACGCCAAGCGTCAAGACAAATCAGATGCCAAGTATTGCTGTGTTATCGAACCGTTTTCAGAGGATGGGTATAATGACCTGGTCAAAGAGCTGACCGGCGAGGAAAGCACAGGCCCTAACAGCTTCAGGGCTCCAGAGCATTCTTATACTTTCCCCTGGTCCGGTAGCGGCGAGGGAAAGAAGTTCTACGTGGGCCGGTTCTACCACGTCGAGAAGATCAAGGACACCGCGCTGACCTTCGTTGATCCAATGGGAACCGAGACGATCCTGCTGCAGTCACAGCTTGATGATGTGATGGACGATATGATTGACTCTGGTTTCGAGATAGTTGCCGAGAAAGACCTTGAGCGCATGCAGGTTACTCGATACATTATGTCGGGCCACGAGATCCTGAAAGAGGAAGTCATAGCCGGCGAGTATATCCCCATAATTCCGATGTATGGAGAGCGGTATATCGTAGAGGGCGAGGAATACTACTCCGGCATCACGCGCCTGGCTAAAGACCCTCAGCGCCTGCGCAACTTCCAGATGTCCTACCTGGCCGACATCGTCTCTCGGTCGCCGCGTCCTAAGCCGATCTTCTTTGCTGAGCAGATCCAGGGCTTCGAGGACATGTATGATATTGCGGGTGTAGATAATGACTACCCGTATCTGTTGCAAAACCGTAAAGATGCGAATGGCAATGACTTGCCAATAGGTCCGGTTGCAGCAATGCCAGACCAGCCTATTCCTCAAGCACTAGCGGCAAGCATAGAGCTCACCCGGCAGGCTGTAGAGGACGTTGCTAACCCTGGCATACCGCAAGACATTGCCGACCCTGATCTGTCCGGCAAGGCCGTGATGGCGCTACAGGCCCGGATGGACAAGCAGTCGTACATCTTCCAGCACAACCTCAAGTTCGCTAAGCGCAGAGACGGCGAGGTTTACGCCTCAATGGCTGTTGAGATCATGGATTCCCCTCGCAAGCTGACCGTGGCCAAGCCAGACGGCACGACCATGCAAGTTGAGACGATGACGCATGTGATCGACGCAGAGACCGGGGAAGTCAAGGTTCTGAACGACCTGACTAACATGGAGTTCGATGTTTACTCTGATATCGGGCCATCCTACGACAGCCAGAAAGAGCAGACGATTGACCGGCTGGCGACAATGGCTGAATCAGTGGCGTTAACCGATCCTACTCTGCACAAGGCTTTGATACTGAAGATCCTTGAGCTTACAGACGGAGTAAATACCGATGACATCCGAGAGTACGCGCGCAAGCAGCTTGTCTTAACTGGCTTCAAAGAGCCTGAGACGGACGAAGAGAAGCAGATGCTGGCCGAGGCTCAACAGACACAACAGCCGGATCCCAACATGGTTCTGGCCATGGCTGAGGATAAGAAGGGGCAAGCGCAGCAGATGGAGGCTCAGACCAAGCTACTAGTCGCTCAGTCCAACTCAGCAAACGAGCAGGCAAAGCGCCAGATTGACGGCTTCAATGCAGAGACAAAGCGGATGGATACCCAGGTGGATGCACAAGAGGCCGGCGCCAATATCGACTTCAAGCGCATCGACTCCATGGGTAAGCAGCTAGACAACGTGCAGAAGCAGCAGGAGATAGCCTACAGTGCTTATCGTGGGGCTGCTGCTTAGTGGCTTGTGTTAGGTGAACAGGTCACCTGGCTCGCCATCCAAAGGCGCGTACCATTTGACCTTATTATCAGGCCTGCCTATAGCTATTTTTCCGCAGCGGTCGCACTCCCAGACATCGCTACCATGTTCTATCGGGCAAAGATCATCCATGCGGTCATGTAAATCTCTGTCCTTCAAGAGCCAGCCGTTTCTTTTAGATGGGGATAATGTGTTTGATATAGTGTTGGTACAGGGGCATTTTAGCTTACCCATTGCTATTCCTCCCAAAGATGAGCAGGTAACTCATCGACATACTTAGTCGGAGCTAAGTAAGCAGCATCAAGAAAATCACACATCTCCTGGTTGCGAAGAGCTTGCTTATCCTTCATCCGAGACACGACCCCAGGCCGGACCTTGTTAGATGGATGGCCAGGGTGGTCGAGTATTGACGTTACCTTGCTCATTTGGCTTTCTCCTCAATACGATATAGTGCCGGCAGCCAGTGCGTTGCGCCGAAGCTGTGTATTGCTATCGGACTTCTCCCTAGCTGTAAGCACAAACTCAACATCAGGATACCGATCGTGCTTGATCAGCACCGAGCCATCCTTATCGGCAGCGCGGAACACTTTGGCCGGGTTCTGGTGTAGCTGGGTGGGGGTGAAAGTTTTCATGGGATTAGGCTCAAATGGGAATCGGGGGTCAAGTTTGGTCATGAGTTATCTCCTTGCTTTTATATGGGTTTCAACAGGAACCATAAGTCCGCTGTAGTAAAGCTCTGCAGCGCCGCGCGTGAAGAAGTGCTTAGCTATCGGCTTTAGCCAGCGAGTACCAAAGCAGAAGTCTATCTGATCAAAGTTGTCGCCCATTTCACTAGCAATGCGCGAAGGTAGCTTATGCGTATTCATTACGAGCCTCGTTTGTTGTCATACATTGAGGATTACAACCTCCGATATCAGCGCTTTAAGCTCTTCAGTAAGGTCTTTACCAGTAACAATATTACCTGCCTCAATCCTCCCTGATCCGATAATAACAAAGAGCCTGTCTTCTCTAACGATCTTCGCCGTTCCCGACAAGACTTTGCTGTGTACCATCTGATCTAGCCCTTTGTCGTCCTTGTCGTGATCACCATGAGTATCGGACAGGCGGTCAAAAGCCAGTAGAAGAACGTGTAATGCTGATCTTGCGTCTTTGTTGAACATAATTGATTCTACCTTGTATGAATATAAGCTGCTTCGTTTGTTGTCAGTGTTAACAGCGTAATGCATAAAATCTGTATGCGCAATAGCAAAACTATCGACTTTGCAAACGCCATAGCCATTGATTATAATCAAGCTACTGCAGCCGACAGGTAAACGGCAAACGTACCTATCCGAATTGATAGGGCTACTCGCAATCGGAGCACTGATTGGATGCAAACTCTGGA